AACAATATAAACAATTACGATCCTCTGTATATAACAGAAATAGGTCTTTATAATCTTAAGAACGAATTGATTGCTATTGCAAAAACAAGCGAACCAGTACAAAAAAGTTATACAGATATTATAAACTTTAGTTTAGAAATCGACGTTTAATCCTTATTATCATAAATGTTTTATTTAAAGCCTTGATTTTTGTCAAGGCTTTCTTTATTATTATAAAAAAAACTTATGATATTATCACTCGACATTTCATCTTCTTGCGTTGGCTATTGTGTATTTAACAATGACGGAAAGCTATTAAAAATGAGCTGCGCAAAATTTAACAGCAAACAAAGCAAGTTTGAAAGATTACAAATTTTTATAGAAGAATTTAAGAGAGAAAAAATAACAGAAATGCCGATTGAAATGATTGCGATAGAAGAGCCTCTAAAAAAATTCAAAGGCAAATTTTCATCAGCCGAAACTATTGCGATATTAAATTATTTCAACGGCCTTGTTAGCGCTTATTTATATATGACTTTTGGAATTGAGCCTGTTTATTACAATGTAAACAGCGCAAGATCAACAGTATTTCCAAAACAATCCAAAAAAGAAGCGGCAGAAGCATTAGATTCTGAAGAAGTTTCTGAAGAAGGAACCAAAGGAGAAGTTTCTATTAAGCATGAAATTTGGAAAAAAGTAATGAAGTTAGAACCTCAAATAAATTGGAGATATAGCACAAGAACTAGAAAATTAATGGATGAAAACTATGACATGTCAGATGCATATGTTATTGGAGCTTGCCATTTAATAATGATTGATAAACAATTATCAACACAAGGTTAATTAAAATTTCATTCTTCACTTTTTTTTGATTATATTTGCACTATGACTAGTCAGGGTGATAATTTGTTAATAATCAATGTTTTAGAAGGCATATTGGGTTCTCCAAAAAATTCTAAAAATTCTGAAGCAAAAAATCAATGGGAGTTTAATTGTCCTAGTCCTAAATGTAAACACGACCACGATAAATTTAACCTCGCCTACAAATCTAGTGACCACGTATTTAAATGTTGGAAATGTAAATATAGCGGATTTGTTTATAGGCTAGTTTATGATCACGGCTCTTCAAGTGATTTAGCAAGATTAAAACTTGTATTGCCTGAATACAAAACAAGCAATTTCAATGTATTCAAAAAACCTGAGATAAATTATGATTTAATTACTTGTGATTTACCAGAAGGCTACATGCATCTTAATCAAGAGAGGAATTCTAAGTTATATAACATGGCTTATGAATATGCGACTAAAACTAGAAAAATATCCCCTCAACAAATAGATAGATTTCAAATAGGATATACAGAAACGGGTCCAAGAAAATATAGAATTATTTTACCTTCATTAAATGCTGCAGGTAAAATAAATTACTTTGAAGCTAGATCGTATATGCTGAATCCTAAACTGCCTTATTATAAGCCAGATTCGCCTAATGTTGAAGATATTATTTTCAATGAATTTTATATTAATTGGGATTTGCCTGTATATTTGGTGGAAGGAGTTTTTGATTCTTTGAGGATACCAAATTCAATTCCATTATTAGGAAAAGGAGTATCACCATTGTTGTTGAAAAGATTATTGGATAACAATTGTAAAGTTATCTTATGTTTGGATAGTGATGCTTTTGCTGATAGTTTAAATATATACAATCAATTAAACTCTTTGGGATTAGATGTATATTTTGTAGATTTGAAAGGCAAAAAAGATATTTCAAAAACTTATGAAGATAGTGATAATGGTAAAGAAGCTGTGGCTGATTTATTAAAAACAGCAACAAAAATTGATACAAGTTTCCAAATTACAAAATTATTAAATGAATAACACATGCCAGACTCTAAACAAAAAGAATATATCAAAAAAAAATGGAATGAATTAGACTTTCTTGAAGGACTTAAAGGTACGCATAAAGAGAAAGGCAAAAAACGCAATACACGATTAAGAAATCAAATAGACAAAAGTGAAACCCATAAATTATTTGAAGCTTATCCGATTGGTTTTCTTGGAAGACCATTTTCAGAAGGAGAAGCAATAGAAGATCAAGTTTATTACTTAGATAAAATAGCTAGATTGTTATATGATATGCCAAGGGGCGGTAAACATAGTGATATAGTGGACAATGAAGATTTAAACGATATCACAATGGTGACATTGGAATGGTTATGGGAGATGAGAAGAAGATATAAAGAATAATTTTAAGAAGTTAATATGAAGATAGCACACATTGCAGACGTACAAATACGTTTCGGATCAAGACACCAAGAATATAGAATAGTTTTCGACAGATTATATGCTGACCTTATAAAAAATAAGCCAGATAGAATTGTTGTGGCAGGAGACTTAAATCACCACAAAATAAACATTTCTCCAGGCTCACTTATATTAGCCTCAGAATTTCTTATTAAACTCTCTAGAATAGCCCCTACAGATGTTATTCTAGGCAACCATGATATAAACCTTCAACAGTTAGAACAAGGCGATTCTATCAGTCCTATATTCGAAATTATATCAATGATCAACACCAATCAACAAGATGCTTTTATTGTGGATAAAAACAATAAAGATTCTGTTGAATATAACAAGAAAGCTGTTTACTTTTACCCTGATTCAGGTTTTTATAAAATAGATAAACATACTGAATATGGCATATTCTCAATTAAAGATGATGAGATATTATTCTTGGACAAAAAAGAGCCAGGCGTAAAATATATTGCCCTATATCATGGAACTGTGTATGGCGCTAGAGGCGATAATGGTTATGAGCAAAAAGGCGATAACCTAATGAGATTAAGCACCTTCAAAAATTTTGATATTGGTATATTTGGAGATATTCACGAATACCAAACATTTAGAGACGATGAATCAATTGCTTATTGCGGATCACTTATTCAACAGAACTATGGAGAGTCTCTTGAAAAAGGATATTTACTTTGGGATACAAGCACAAACACACACCAAAGAAAATTCATTCCAAACGATTATGGATTTGCAAAGGTTGTTATTTCTAAGGGAGAAAATGTGGATGATAGATTAAGTCATATTAAATTCAGCCACAACAAAAAGAAAACTAAGGTTCACGTCATATTAGAAGAATATGAAGAAAACTTCTCTCAAGAAAGAGAGAATCAAATTGTAAAAACAATTAAAGAAAAGCATGGTTGTGAGATTGTAAAGGTTGAGCATAGTTTTGTTACGAAAGATATTATAGTTGACGACGATGCACCAGAGGACCCAAGAAAGCAGAGTGAAGAATACATTAAAGAATTTATAAAGGATGGAACTTTTGATTGTGATGAAGAAGATTTAATAAATATTCTTAAATTGCATGCTCAAATAAATCAAGAGCTTGGCATAAAAGAACATGAGGCAAAAACAAATAAATCTTGGTCTATTGATAAAGTTGAAATAAGCAATATATTCTCCTTTCCAATAAAAACAACTGTAATTGATTTTAATTCATTGTCTGGAATAACAGGTTTGTTTGGTGAAAACTATAACGGAAAATCCAATGTTATAAAAGCAATTGTGTGGGGCCTTTACAAAGAAATTTTGGGCGGTGGCGATGCTAAATTCTTGGTAAATATTTATACAGACTCTAATCAGGGATCTGTTAAAATATATTTGACCATTGATGACAAAAAATATTTAATCTACAGAACTGTAAAAACGACCAAGCACAAAGATGGAAAGATTTCAAACTCCTATGGCATAAAATATCAATCTTTAGAATTTGAGTATGATGAAGATGGTAATTTGGATAATGAAAAATGGGAGAATGAAAAGTCGGACGAAAAAACTGCAGAAAAGAAAGAAGTAGAAAGTCTTGTTGAAGGAGCTATTGGCGAATTTGATGATTTCACCAAAGTTACGCTCCAGGTTCAAGGTGGTAAAGATGATTATATAAGTCAGAGCCAACAGCCAAAAAACTCCTTAATCAGTCGTTATTTGGGCTTAGAGGCGTATAGTATGAGATATGAATATGCTAATGAATATTTTAAAGAAATAAAAAAGAAGCAAAAAGAAATAGGAGATAAGCTTAATATAGAACTGAAAATAACCGAAATCCAAAAAGAAAAAGCGGATAAGGATATTATGATGGATAGACTTAAAAAAGAAAAGGCTGATGTTGAAATAAGTAGAGATAAAACCGATGCTGAAGTTTTAGAGCTTACAAAAAAATTAGAAAAAACTGACACAGTACAATATTCGGACAAATCTGTTGTTGAAGGAATGATTGCTACAGAAGAAGAGAATCTAGTAAAATATAAAAAGGCTATTGAAGTATTAGAAAAATGGCTTTTAGAAAATTTTAAAAAAGAACTTCCATTTAAAGAAGGAGAAACGTTGGAATCTGTAACTTCTGATCTTGAGAAACAACAAGAATCTTTTAAAACAGAAAAAGAATCTTACATAACAATAAATGATTGGCTAAAAGAAAATCCAAAAAAAGAACTGCCTAATATAGAAGGTGTTGATGATGCTATTTCTGTAATAAGAGAAGAAATTCTCAATTTACAAAACCAACTTCCAGGACTTAGAGGAAAGTCTTGTCCTACATGTGGAAGTGTGCAGAAAAAAGCGGATCCAGATAAAGAAAAAGAATGTTTGGATTTGATAAAAACAAAGAACGATTTAATAGCTCAAAAGCAAGTTGTTTTAAACTCTCACAAAGACAGTAGTAAATTTAATACTGAATGTGATAATCAGAGCAATAAATTAATCAATTTAACTGAGTCTTTGAAAATAAAAAAAGAGAGAGTGGCAGCTCTAAAAGAGCGTGTGAATTTGTTTAATAATATGAAAGATATTATAGAGCACAATAAGAATGTTGAAGATAAAACAGTTAGACTAAATAATGGTAAAAACATTAAAATACAGACTGACAAGAAGTTAGAAACATTAAAAGATAATCTTTTAAAAATAAAATCAAACGAAAATAAGATTAAGAATAATAAATTAACTCAAGAGAAAATAGATGAAGCTGCAGATATTCTTAAGGCATATAAATTTACTTTTGCTAATTTAGAAAAAAACATACATACCATATATGGGGATATAAGAGTTTTTGAGAGCGATATTAAAACCTACTCCGAAAAACTAGAAACCATAAAAGAGGCAGAAAAAATGTTTAAGAAATATTCTATATATCTACAGGCTACTCATAGAGATGGCATACCTGCTTTGATTATAAGAAAAAAATTGCCTATTATAAACAGCAAGATAAATTCAATATTACAGCATATAGTTAATTTCAAGGTTGAATTGGATATATCTGCTAGTGGTGATGTTACTGAATCTTTTTATTATAGTAATGATAAATCTGATGCACTGCCATTGCAGTTCGCATCGGGGGCTCAGAAGTTCGTATCTTCCATAGCCATAAAAGATGCTCTACATTTCATTAGCGCCCTTACAAAGCCATCTATGTGTATTATAGATGAGGGTTTCGGCACATTAGATACAAGACTTTCAATGGAGATTGTAAATATTTTACAATATTTAAAGAATAAGCACAAGAATATAATTGTAATAACTCATAAAAACGAGATCAAGGATTTTGCTGATAATATAATAGAGGTTACAAAAGTAAGAACAGGAATAACGCAAGAGGTATTGGATAGTAACCCAGAAGCAGGAACCACTAGGATTTCTATATCTTAAAAATGGAAGACAACGAAAATACAGAATTGAACCCGACAGAGTTTATAAAAAAAGCTGCTGAAGAAAGAGTTAATGTAAAAATTCAAAAAGAATTGTTAGAAAAACAACTCCGTGAACAACAGATTATCCAAGATAAGATTGATAGGAAGATGAGAGAGAAGTTGGTCCAAGAAGAAAAAGCAAAGAAAGTAAAAACAATTAAAGAATTTCTTCAAAAAGGAGAAAAAGTAAGATGGGAGATTTTAAACGTTGGATATCTTAAAGGATTTGTAAAAAATAAATTGGTGTTCGAGATTAAAAAAGGAATGACAATTTATAATTTATATGTGAAAGATGTATCACTTCTTAAAGAAGGAACTAAGACAGGTTACATATCATGTAATTCTGTTATTCAAAAAATAAAAGATAAATCTGAAAAACTATTAAAGTAATTAAACTTTTGGAGGATTAGGTCCTGCACTCTTAGGTGGTGTTGGTCCTACATTTTTAGGCGGTGTTGGCCCTACATTTTTAGCAGGAGTTGATGTTACATTTGTTGGAGGAACTTGCTCTTCACCTTCAGGTGGTGGAGGTGGTTGGTTTTTCAACGAATCTTGATATCTTTTTGCTTTGCCAGGATCATAACTAGCAATTACTCTAGTCATTGCCGTATCTCTTGGATTATAACCAGGAAGAGGTCCATTAAATTGTCTGTCGGTTAACCACATTGTCTTAATATTTTTTACCTTAAACAATCTCCATTCATTTTCAGCCTCTGCAGTTCTAGACCCAGTAGCTCTCGCTTTCTTTTCTGACTGCCCAACAATGTGATACCCTCTAACAACCATGTCTCCATTTTTATCAACACCTATTGCTACAGGCCAAATAATTCTTGCCTTAGTAGTTGGCATCTTGTATTTCTTATTGTTTGATTGGAAATTTATTCCAACTTCTTGACCTTGTTGAATAGCGTTCTTCATCATGTCAATATTGAAACTAACTCTATCAGCACTTTTGTTCATGATTGCACTTTTTGTACTCATGTCCATAGCCTCGTCTAAAGGCTTTATACCTGCTAATTGTTGGATTCTCTTCTTGTATGATTCACTTAATAACATTCGTTAATAAATATGCCCAAAAAATCTTATTTTTCATCTGTTTTTTATTATATTTGTTTATAATAATACTCAGATAGCTATGGCAGACAAGAACCAAGAATACGATACTCTAAAAAAGGAAAATTCAGACAAAATACACATTAGCTTTAGTGAGTTCACATTATTTAGTCAATGTGGTCATAGACATTTATTAGAAAAACACCTAGGAATCTACAAACAACCTCTATCTATTCACCTGTTTTTTGGCAATGCAATACATGCAACCATTGAGCTTTCTCTAAAAGAAAGTCTGTCTCTTGAAAATAGGATAAATCATTTTAAGGCAACCTTTACAAAGGACATGCTAGACAATATGAAGGACACAGTAGATTTTAAGAATAACTTCCAAGATTTCCTTATACAGGGCGAAAACATATTAAAATTCTTAGACTTAAACAAAATACTTGATGAGTATGATTTAGTTTCGGTTGAAGAGCCTTTGTATGAGCAAGCATATTCAAAATTTTACTTTAAAGGATTTATAGATCTTGTATTAAGACACAAGATAACCAAGCGTTATAAAATATTGGATTGGAAGACATCAGGCGAAGATTGGAATCTTAAATATAAACTTAAAGACGAAGCGTTTTTAGGGCAAATGAGATTTTACAAATATTTTTGGTGTAGAAAAAACAATGTTCCTCTAAGCGAAGTTGATTGTACATATGTTGTGCTAAACAGACTTAAGGATAAGAAAAATCCAAAATCATTTCCAGGAAATATTCAAATTGTAGATATTAATTCTACTGAAGGTGAAATACAAACATCTTTAAAAGAATTAGCAAAAGCCCTTAAAATGATCCATATTGATAAAACTTTTCCTAAAATAAAGTTCACGCTTGGGGAAAGAGAAGGGTGCAAGTTTTGTCCACTTAAAGGAGGTAAGCATCCTCTATGTGATTCAACCGAAAGACAATATAAAAAATTATTAGTAGAACATAAAAAATAAAATCATGGCATATTATAAAAAAGTAGAAATATTTTCATTTATGAAAGAAGCTCTTGCTAGAGCTAAAAATAGTGAAATAACAATAGTTACAGACCCAGAAGAAGCTGCAAGAATTTTAGGCGCTGATGGTGATTTGGTTGCTATGTTTTGGGTTGAACAAAACAAAGTAGAAGGAAGCGAAAATTTAAAGCTTGACGTGGAAGGCAAATTGTTTGTTAGAATAGATTTTGATTTATATTCTGACGACAGATATGCAATAGACTCTTATCAGGCTTGTAAAGAAGGAACCACGGTTTCAGATATTGTTAAGAAGAGAGACGCAGAGGCTCAAGAAACAAAAAGTAAACTATCAGAAGAAGAAATTCAAAGAATTAAAACATCAGTAGAATCCAATGAATTGTTTATTAAAAAACCTGAATAATGAAATCAAAACCATACGATAGATTAACTCTTGGTGATTTAGAAAAGCTGAAGAGTTGTAATGAGTTGGATATCTTATATAAGATAATAGATATTGCAAACAGTACAAAGAAAAGAACTGAAGAAATACTAGCTGACAATAAACAGGCAGGTGTTGATGTTAGGAAATCATTACAGGACATAAAAATATTGTCTGATGTAATGAGGGATAAAATACAACTTAGAAAAAGTAAGTCAGAAGCAGGCAAAAACAGGTTGCATAAAGCCATTGATAACGAGAAGGAAAGAATTAAAAAAGAAGACGAAAAGATAAAGCGATTGGAAAAAAATAGACTAGAAAAGTCTAAAGCACATTAATATGGCAAAAATTAAAAAAGACGATACAACCAAATCAATTGTAACTATAAGGAAACTCAAGACAAACTATGAGTTGATATTTAATTACAATAAAATGCTTACAGAGTTTATTAAAACGCTTCCAAAAGAACATAGAGGTGTTAGAGTAGATAATATTATGAACCTAGAAGGCGTTCAGAAAGAACAGTGGGTAAGACTAGTTCGTGAAATTGAAATGGGTAAGGTTATAAATTTCATGATAGATAACGGTATTGCATTTGAATTTCAAAACGTACCAGAAGACGACATCAACAAACTCAGACAAGAATATTTACAAAGACAAAAAAGACTTGCTGAGATATTAAGATTAAAAGGTGAAAAACTAGTAGTTGATGGAGAGGATTATTCTTTTTTAAAACAAGCCCCTTATAATTACCAAAAACAAGCAGTCAAATTTTTTGAATTAAATGAGGGCATATCTATATTGGGAGACCAGCCAGGAGTTGGGAAGACATTGTCTGCTGTAGCATATGCAACAAAACACAGATATAGAACACTGGTTGTATGTCCTTCTTCTCTTAAACTTAATTGGAGAAAAGAAATAAACGATTTTACAAATGAAAAGACTTTTGTTTATAAATACGCTCCAAAGAAAAGAAGCAAAGAAATAGCTCATACAAAAGCAGAGTCTTTATTTCACGTTATAAATTATGAAGCATTAGATTCTTATATAAAAATAGAATACAAGCATAAGTGTAAGGGTAAAAAAATTGTTCCAGGAAAAGGAATGGTAAATTGTGATTGTGAAATAATAGACCTTAACAAAACACACAAAGAATGTCCTGTTTGTAAAAACAAAAAAACGTTTAAGACATCATTTCATTCTTTACAATATTTTAAAGATGCATTTGGTGAACATTTAGATCCAGAAGATTATGATTTAATTGTTGTAGATGAATTTCACAGAATTAAAGAAAAGAAAACAGGTTGGACTCAAATTATAGTTAAAGGCTTTAGAGACGTTGTTAAGCGTAAAATATTAATATCAGGTACAGCAATTAAAAGCAGGCCGTTTGAATTTTTTGTGGGCCTGAACTTTTTAAACAAAGATGATTGGAACAATTCACACGAATTTGGGGTTAGATATTGTGCAGGTTATGATAATAATTTTGGTTGGGATTACAGCGGAGTATCTAATTTAGAAGAACTCTTCACAAGGATATCAGGTTATTTCCTTAGAAGATTGAAAAAAGACGTTTTAAAGGACCTTCCGCCAAAGACCTATACTCATATACCATTAGAACTTACTGACGCTGAATACAAAGAATACGAGCAACTTGTAAAGGATTTTAAAAAGGTTGTGGATGGGGTTGAAAAAGAAGATACTTATTTAGCTAAAATAGCAAAGCTAAAATTAGTTACAGGTCGTTGTAAACTCAAGAGAGCTGTTGAATACATTCAAGATATAGTTGATAGTGGTGAAAAAATTGTTATAATGTCCGATTTACAAGAACTTGCCGAAGAAATACACAAGCTTTTTCCAGACAATTCAGTTCTACACACAGGATCTATGAATGAAAACGATAAATTCGAATCCTATCAAAGATTTCAAAAAGATAAGAATATCAGAATATTTTCAGGTATGATTATGGCTTCAGGTGTTGGAATAAGCCTTACTGAAGCTAGTAGATTGATGTTTATAGGGTTTGGTTGGACTCCAGGAGATATGGAGCAAGCCGAGGATCGTATACATAGAGCATCGACAACACACGACAATATTCAAATTATTACCCTTTATTGCGCTGATACAATTGATGAGGATATTATGGAATTGCTAGACGAAAAATCAGCAGTTGTATCTCAAGTTTTAGACAATACAATTGCTAAAAAAAATGTCACAAAATCTGATGAGAGTATATTTAAAGCCCTCATATCAAGATTGAAAGAAAAATAATAGATAATTTATTGTTTTACAGATAGAAGCAGGCTTGACAGTCTGCTTTTTTTATTGGCATACAAATCAAATGTTTTAAAAAACTAGCATATTTATATGAAAATTGTACTATGGCTAAATATGGAGATAAAGGACCTGAGGTCGCAGAAATTCAAAAACTATTGTCTTTCTTAGGTTATGACTTAACTTCTGATGGTGAATTTGGCGATAAAACTTTAAGATCTTTAAAAGCATTTCAAAAGAAAATGAATTTAGATGCTGATGGAGTGGCGGGTTCAAAAACTGTAGAAGCTTTAAAGGCTGCTCAAAAAAGAACATCAAAAGAGGATAAAAATACGCCTCAGCCAAAAAACTACTCTGAGCTAGAAATTGTAAAAACTTGTCAATTAGATAGTTCTCAATATATTAAACAAAGAACTGAGAAAGATAAAATTTTCATTCACTTTACAGCAGGAGGTCCAAGCGCACCAAACGTAATTAAATATTGGGACAAAGACGAGCCAAGAGTTGCAACTGCTTATGTAATTGATGGTGGTGATGGTAAGGCTTATGAATGTTTTCATCCAGATTATTGGAGTTTCCACTTAGGAGTTAAAGGTACAAATGGCGCTTTAGATAAAAGCTCTGTTGGTATTGAAATTTGTTCATACGGTCCCCTAAAAGAGGTTGGTGGTAAGTTTTATGCTTGGCCTGCAGATTGGAAAACTGAAGTTTCTAAAGATAAAGTATATGAATTAAAAGAGGAATTTAGAGGTTTTAAATATTTTCAAACTTATACACAGGATCAGTTAGATACGGTTGAAAAATTATTAGAATTTTTAATAGAAGAATATAATATTCCTGTTCAGAAATCATTTGATATGTCTTGGTTTGAATTTAACGAAGATTTAATTTCAAAGAAAATGCCTGGCATATGGACTCATACAAATGTGAGAAAAGATAAATCTGATTCATACCCAGACCAAAGACTTTTAGATATGTTAAATAGAATAGCTACAAAATACAACACATAATGACTGAAGCGGAAGTTAGAAAAATAGTTAAAAGCGTACTAAGTGATGAGATTGATAAAATCAAAACCATTAAGGATGATATTGCTAAGATTAAAAAAGATGCTTTAACAGAAGAAGATATTAAAAAAATTGTTAGAAAAATGATGATAAATCAATATAAGTGGATGTGGCAAAAATCCAATACTTATATTAATCAAATATAAAATGAACAAAGAAGCGCTAATAAGTACAATAAGAAAAGGCATTAAAGATGCATTAGTTTCAAAAGCCAAAGGCTTACATAATGATGCTGCCATTAAAAAAACAGATTCTTATGTAAACTCAGAGGAGATTACTGAAGATGATGTAGATTCTTTTTTGTTTTGGGGTGGTGGTCAAAAGCCTGAAAAACAAAAAGCTAACAGAGCATTTACTATAAGAGAAAATATGGATAATAATGTAAAAATTACAACTTCTGAAATTAAAGCTTTCGAATCAAGTTTTAAAGAAGTCCTAGACTCAATACAAGGGTCTACAATCGTATTTAACAAACAAAAAAATGGCTACTCTATAATAGCTATTAAAAAGCCAGACGGCATAGAAGCAATTGCTTCAGGTATTATTAATATGGGCTCTAGAGGTAAGATAACTTGGGCTTATTCATTAATGAATGGTTTGACTGTAAATGGCCAAAACCTTAAAATATCAAACAGCAACAAAGGAATGCTAGAGGCTTTGTTTAACCATTATGATGGGTGGCAGAAGGATTGGAGAGAGAAATTGAACTACCCACAAGCAGGTCCTACAGGAACTGAATAAAAACTATTTATTTTAATAGCATGATTTAGTATATTTTTTCATGAATCATACAATTCAGCAAATAATTGAAAACCAGCAAAAATACAAACAAGAAATAATTGGTTTTCTGAAAGGTGAGTTGGCAGATTTAGTAAAAGAATTATCAGGAATAAAAACAAACGACCAGTACATAATAGCAGAAAAAGACAAGTTAAAAAAGAAATTAAGTCAAGTTAAATTAGTAAAAAGTATTGACGCATTTTTTTTCTTATCTAAAAAAAGAAGCGAAGAATATTATGCATGGTGGGATGAAAATTTACAAGAAGTAATTATATTAAATTATGGCAAAAAATAGAAAAAATACAATACCGATTCTTATTGATATAAGATATGCTTTATCAATTAATAGTTTTGAGGAGTTTTATGGAGACTGCGTAACTTATGCCGAAATAGAACAAGAAAGTTATATTGATTTAAAAGGTATGGTTTTCGAAAAGATAAATCCTGATATTAAATTCAGGAAATTTAATAGAGAAAAAAACACCTTAACTGTAAGGGCTGATATGTTGGATAAAGAATTTAAACTATTTAAAGATATATTAGAAGGTAATGTAGTTAATCAAAAAGCAACAAAAGACAAAAAAAATAATCCTAGTGGGGATCCTATAAATGAACGCTTTAGTTTTTTTCACAATTGGAAAATTTCTAATGTAAAAATAATGACAAAAGAAGATTTGTTGAAATGTAAAAAAGTAATACAAGAAGACGAATTAGAAGAGGCAGAAAATTATAGTGCTAAAAACGAAGAAGAATTTTAAATAAAAATAATATGGAACAGAATATGACAGTAGAGCAAATTAATGCTATACGACAACAAAGACAGCAAAGATTTCAACAAATGGGCGTAAGCAATGCAGGCCAAATGATGAATGAAAGCACTGTATCTAATGGTGGTAAAACTAATTTAAACATCTTACAAAAGATACAACAAATAAAAAGTGGAGCTGCTAAACAAGAATTGAGTAAGTATGTAAATGCAACAGCTAAACCAGGTGCATTGCCTGGACTAGCAGGATTTGATGCAATTCCTGTTTCTAAACCTAAAGGGCCTAATAGAAATCCGAACATGCAACAGCAATCTGTTGATCCTAACTTTAAAGTTGAATTAGACAGCTTCAAATCAAACGCTTCTCATGTTGATAATTCTGAATTATCAATGATTGACGCTATGTTTGCTGGCGGTGGTGGAGGCGGAGGTAGAATGAGCCCTCAACAACTTGGGTTTGACAACGGACAGCCATTCATGCAACAAAGAGGTCAGAATACGCAATTGGATTTGGATAGTACTTTAAGTCAAATGCCGAGCTTTAATCCTGCTACTGCAATAAATAGAGCTAAAGCTAAAGCTGCGAATGGTCAAGGTCCTGAATATTTAAGATTCGCACAATCAAATCCTGCAGGAAATCCAGAAGATTATATGGATCCTAGTGTAAATCAACAGTTTAATAACATGGGAATTACACCTGCTATGAAGATAATGATGGAAACTATAGCTAAAACTATGGCTGAACAAACTATTAGAAAAGTGTTAAGCGAATTCACAGAACAAAAACAACAGCAAAACAAGAATACTTTCGAAGTTTATAATAAAGATCAAAATATTATTAAAACAAGTGATGGTAAATTATATAAAATAACACCAGTTCAAGTAAAGAAAAAGTAATTATAATTCGCCCCACTCAAACTTACTTGTAAAGATAACTTTCACCCTGCTATGTAATGGTAGGGTGTTTTCTTTTAGTTGAATTGAGTATTCTTCAGGAGTTTTTTTTAAAATTCTTATACTCCCATCTTTTAAATGTTCAGGAGCCCTATTGTGTCTGCAAATTTCTACTAAACTTTTTTGTGTAAAAGTAGAATTGACAACCATTACCCATCCTTCAGAAATGGCCTTATCTATGTGTTGAGTTGTATGACACGCTTTACATAGAGAAACAAAAGTAGATTTTTCAATATCTTTTTCATCCTCTTCAACCAAATGAAGAAAAAGTGTCCTAGCCTTATATTGGCATCCTCTGCAACAATTTTCATCCCTTTCAAAAGTAGCAGATTGTATCTTTTTTCTAACTTCTTGTGAATTTGGGCCAAATTTTAGAAAGAAATCTTTCTCAGATATTGATATTCTAGGTTTTAATTCAAAGCTCATATGGTAAATTTACAACAAATTTAGGAATAAATAGCAAAATTGCCAAAATTTTACTTTTTTGGTATATTTATTAATAAAACAAACATATTATGGCTACAGAAAAATTAAATCTTAAAGACCTTCAAAAAATTATCATAGCTGAAGCTGAGAAGCTTATGAGCTTAGGTGACCCTATGGATGTTGATATGAACCAAAATGATAACAAACTTGGAAATTCTAAGGGAGATTCATTGGTTGCATCAAAAGAAAAAGGTGGTTTTGACAAGAAAAGTTCAGCTCCTAAAGCTGCTAAAAATATCGAAGATACTGAAGAGCCTTTAGATGTTGATATGAACGAAATGGATAGTGACCAAGGTCATGATGAAAAAATTGCTGCGGCTGTTAAAGTTGATGCAACTGGTTCTAAGAAAAGTGGTCCTTCTACATCAGGTCAAGCTAATGCTAAATTTGATTCTAAAAAAGGTAATCCAACTGTTGGATCATCTGAGCCTTTCGAAGATAGAAAAACAAAGGTTGATATGAACGCTTTAGATAAGACAACTGATACTGGTGCTAAAACTTATGTTGAAGCTGGTGCAGACATGTCAAAAGGAGCTAGTACTGGTCAAGCAAAAGCTAATTTCTCAGAAAAAGCTAAGAACGAAAAAGAAAAAGCTGAAGCTATCGCAAAAGGAATTCAACTTCCAGAAAGCTTTAAAAACAAAGCTGAACTTTTAAACTTCATCAGCGAACAAGCAAAGAAGGTTTCTAGTTTAATCTAATAATTTTTTACACACTTAATAAACAAACCAAGGTCAAAAGCCTTGGTTTTTTGTTTTATATTTAATATATTTCTTTAAATATTAAAACAGACATGATTTTAAACAGAAACCAAGTACTAGAAGATTTTTCATTCGTTGAAAATAACACAAAAAATGGCAGCACTTATCTATGCTCATGTGGCCACAAATTTCACATAGAAAGCACAGAGACTGAACTGAAACAAGAATTGGCAGAAGCCAATAAGGCTGTTAGTGATATCATGAAAAATGATAGCGAATTCATGGGTGAGTTTGGAGATCTATACAAGAATGTGAACATGTCAATGGAAGAAAAAATTGAATGTCCTAGTTGTATGAAAAGTTTCCTTAAAGAAGAGAACAGACAAAAGTTAATAACAAAGGATGTTTATTTTGTATCAGGATTCAAATTAGAAGATGACGAAAAAAGTATTGCAATCTATTATTCAAAAATAAAGTTTGATTATGTGAAAGATGACTTTAGTTTTATTGAAGAATATAAATACATAAAACTTGATAAGAATACAAAATCACTCTACTTTAAAGATTATGAAGGAGAGGAAGTTGAATTTGACCTTGATGAAATTGTTAAGTTTGTTGATTTGTTTTTAGTAACAGATACCAAAGTAGTTTACAATGCGTTTGATTTACATAATTTTATTGGAGCACTTACAAGCCAAATTGCTGACAGTAAGAGCATCGACATTACAAATGAAATGTTAAACCTTATAAGAAATAGACATAATGATTTAGGTCTAGATATTATTAAAAAGGTTATAATTGTATTCTTGGGAATGATTAAATATTCTAACTTGTCTACAATAGCAATGACAAAAGGTCCTATGTTTTTGTATGATATGATGATCCAATGTAAACTTCCAAAACCACAAGTTCTAATAGAAAACAAAGTTACATCTCCAATAAAAATATTTAACTTTCTTGCTCAAAATTATGTTAGCGAATTAAGTAAAGAAATTAATTTAGAAAATAAAGAAACCAAAGAGTTCTCTTATAAATCAAAACAAATGACCGAATTTGAATTGGTTAAAGATAGCGAAGGAAATGTTATTGTAAATAAAGATGGTACTGCTGCAACAACAGTTAAAGTAACTGATACAGAAGAGGAAAAAACGCTTAATATTAATATAAAAAATAACAAAAATTATAAGGCTGGTAAAGTAAAAGATACAGGGTCAGGATATGGCATATTAGATGCTATTGAAGATGGCACTGTTTCTAAATTTATATTTAACAACATCAAAAGATTTACGGATTATCAATATATAATTAAGTATTTTAAAATTGTAAACAAACAAGAGCTTATAGTTTTAATGCAAAAATATGATCTAGATTTTTTAGCAAGCGCAATTGATTTATTATATTTTAGAGATAAGACAGACTTCAAGGAATTACAAAGAATACTTGATTTAATGATAGACTATGCAACTGTTCAAAATAGTTTACCAACAGTTTTCAGTACTATCGAAAAGTCAAAATACGAATGCTTAAAAAACTTTGAATTCATTCCTTATGACGACTCTTTAATGATGATGACTGTTCTGAAGTTTGATAAGAAAAGACATTTTGAGAAAATAAAAACATGGAAAGAACTAAATGAATACCATGATAATTTGGTTAAATATTTCAAAACAGTTAAGGATGAAGAAAAAAATGGAGACATCGGAAGTTTTGTTTCTCAATTTGTTTTCTTGGAAGATAGATCAAATTATGATGGACCACTTAAAATTGTATTGCTTTCAACTCCTGCAATGATTATCCAGGAGGGTATTCAACTAAGACACAGTGGAGCTGCTTATGCTAAAAACGTCGCATCAAGAACTTATCTGATGGGCCAAGTTTTTGACAATGATCCAGAGAGAGCTGAAGGTGAACTTATAAGATACACAATAGGATTTAAATACGATAAATACAAAGGTCTTGTTTTTGACCAGGTTAAAGGGTTTGCCAACCAAACAGGAAGCAACAGATTTAAGCAACTTGTTATGGATTGGTTGCAACTTAAAGATGTGTCATTCCAGCCTATTAAAGATTTAAAGATAGAATAATGTCTTTTAAAAAATACATTTTCATATACGATAAAGAAGATTGTCTTAAGACTTATGCTGAACTAACAGGTAAGGATAAGTTGGTAGGGTATTATTTTGTAGAAAAGAACCAATTGACAAAAGTCAATATATACAAAGAAAAAAAGGTCGTACACACCAAAAAGACAATCGTTGTTTTTGGCGAAGACATAAAGCTCAACCACATGTTCATTGATGATTATGGCAGTAGAGTCATTGCTGTCAAGAGACATGTCCAAAGAATAGAAACTCCTGTGGTTAAAAATCGAATAGAAACTCTTGACAATGAAAGTTTTAACAGATTTACTGTAAAGTCGGACATTATCAATTCATGGCTAGATAAGCTATAAACATTATTTTTTCGCTCTATTTATTAATAAAATCTTTCTAATGAAAATAAAAGATTATTATTTAAACCTATTAAGCGAGGGGAAAGAAGATTTCTACCACGTAGATTCAAATTCTGTTGGAGAGATTGATGATGTGAATATTTCAAGAGATTTCAATTTTGTAAAAATAGATTTCAAAACTACATATGGCAAGCCAAGTAGTGTTGTGGTTAATTACGACGATTTTTTAAAGTGGTATTCTAAAAACAAAGAAAGCAAGAACGCATTCAAAGATTATATTAGTGCTTTTGTCGGAAATTCAAAAGAAACCGAACCATTTCTTTCTACAATGAACGAAATAGTTGATGACAATGGCAATATCATGGCTAGTACGGACCTGCCTAATAACTCTACTAACACAATGGTTGGTAGTAAGCTTAAGTGGGATTTAGAAAAAGTTTATAAACAATCTGTACCTAAAGGGATTAGATTCTACTCTGGAGATATGGGTCTTGGAATTATTTCTTGGTAAAAAAATAAAATATGGAAAAGAAAACCGAAAATGACAGAATGAGGCAACTCGTTAAAGCTTTTGAAAAAAAGGACGAAATCTTTGTTAACAAAAAAGATAATGTAAATGAAGAACTTTTATCTTCAGAATATAAGCGTTTAAAAGCTTTAGGATCAGGAAAGTTGAATGCTGATTTTAAAGAAAATTACGGTATTTCAAACGACTTTGGCCTTGGTGGTCAAGGAATGACTGTTAATAGCATGGCAAACAATATGTATGACAACTCTCCTGTTGCATTTAAGGCGATTAAACAGCCTTTAAAGACAGAAGAGGCCTTAGACATTGCCATAAAAAGAACGATTGAATCTGGGGCTCCTGTGAACAATTTAGACTTCTATGATGAAGTAAATTTGAACCTAACTAATTTAGGTTTCCCATCTAGACTTCCTTTGGATATCAAAACAAAATTGGTGTCTATGATTGTTAAAGATAAAGAATAATGATTAGAAAAGTTATAAGACAAATTCTTGAGGAAGCGATTGGTGATTTTAATTATAACAAAACATTTACGCCTCCATATGATGTAGTATCTGCATGTAAAGCTGCTATGGCCAAAGGAGGATCTAAACTAGAAAAAGCTGTTGAACTATCTAGCAGCAAACCTCAAACATTTCAACAAGTAAAAAAACTAAGGGATTTTTTTAACAAAAATCTAGAAAATGTTAATAAAATAAAAGCTCACACACTCCAGGATGAAGAGCTTATGAAATCATGGAATTTACATGGTGGTGATGCTGGCAAGAGATGGGTTGATGGTGTTATGGCTAAATTTCATGACGAGAATCTAAGAACTAAGAGCAATTTAAGAAAAGCTGGTGGCGCTGGAGAGAAAAAAGGTATGGGTATTTTTGATACAGGGATTATGGACACCAACAAAGGAAGAAATAATATCAGATAATTTTTGCATTTGTATTTTTAAATTATTATATTTGGTTTCTAAAACTAAATAAATAATTATGGCAACAACTTTCGCAGAATCTGCATTCGCAGAATTAGACAAATTAAAAACTCCTGACTTCCCTAAAGAAAATTTTGGTGATTGGGAATTTCAAGATGCTGATGATGAATTAAAACACATCGCAGAATACATTAAGAAAAAAACTCCTCATAACTCAAGCATTGAACCTGAGAGAATTAAGTATTTATATACAAGAGTTGCCAAAAAAGACGCAGGCAGATATGTTGCAGGATTTCTAGTGGCTAGACCAAATATAGAAAAAATGGCAAATGATGACTTTGATTATTTCTTAGCAGTTTATCATCCAGTTTGGAAAGCTCTTGATTCAAAACAAAAAGCCATTCAAATGGACAAATTACTTTGCGGAATTGATATTAAAGAAGGTAAGGATCCTGCTGAATTAGTGTTTGCAAAGAAAGCTACAGACACAAGAGAGTACAAAGAAAACATGAACCATTTTGGTATTGAAGAAGTTATTAAAAGCTCTGAAATAATTGATCTTGCGTGTTCTTCTGCAATAGAAAAAGAAAAAGAAGATGCTAAAAACGCTAAAAAGAAAGTTGTTGTAGACGCTAATTCGTTAGACGAAAATGAAGGATAACCAACTTAGAATAGGACTTTTAAAAGCAGTCGGCTCAAAACTACAAATTAAGAGAGATATGTTGATGGACACGATCAACATTCTCCTTTCTTCTCAAGAGCCAAATCGTATAAACATGATTTATAAGACTGAATTAAAATTGGTCCAAATAGAAAGTGCTATAGAACTGAATAATTATTTTATTGTGCAATCACAACAAGATATGTTAACTGACATGGTTGCTGATGATATGATAAAAGGAACCATGGATGCTGTTGGAAAACACATGGAAGAAGATAAAGGAATAGGAGATAAATAATATGGTATATGTATTAAAAGTTATATTGTTTTTACTTGCTGTCGGAATGGGCATTGCAGTTAGATTCGTGTACAAAGATTTTAAAAACATTAGAACCACAGATGGTTTTGATGAGCTATCAATCTGGGAAAAAGCTAGGTTTAGTTTTACGTTTTTTTCTATATTTTCAGCGTTAGCATCATTAATAGTTTTTTTACTTTATTTTATATTCGTTAAAATAACTATAGGATAATATGTTTAAAAACTTTTGGAAACATTCAAAATTAAGATTCTACATATTAAATACTTTGTGGAACTATAAGTTTTGGATTTTTGCCAAAAAGATTTACAAAGAGTCTTTTTTTGATGTAACCACCAATGAATATGACATGGACACCTATTTTCATTTAATTCCAAAAAAGAAAAGGGTTAACAGAAAACGCTTTATTGGATATTTGTATAAAGACGGGGTATATGTAGATAACCCAGGCATACAAGGAGAGGATCAAGAAACCTGGAACGCCTGGAGAAAAAAAGGACTCTTAAATTAAGTAATTATAACCCGACAAAAGTCGGGTTTTTTATTTTTATTTATAATGGTTAAAAAGGGTTTTTTTGGCTATTTATTATAAAACTCTTCATTAATATGGATAAGAAAGAAGAAATATACCCTAAAGGATTCCCAAGACAGACAGAGTCTTTTAGCGAAGCACAAAAGTTCAAGTTTGATGTTTATGAAGCACTTAAAGAAATTGCATTAGAAACTACAGAAAAAGCTTTTGAAGAAAAAGGGTATTCAAAAAAAGAAGGTAGAGCTGGAGAATACGGAACTGGCGAGAATTATGGCGCTGGTACTGAATTAAATCACTTTAATATAAGACTTTCTAGTAAGCCAAATACAAACACTTATTTCGAAAAAATCATCTATTTTGGTGGTAAAGAAACTGTTAGTGATATTTCTATTGGATGGGACACTAAAAATAAAGTCATTCAATTAGCTTATAAAACATCAGAATTTGGAGCGTTTAGAGGATATGGTTCTAAAGCTGGAGCTCATCTTGTAAATGACAGATCAAATTTTGTGATTAATTCTATTCCTGAGTTTAAAAAGGAAATTAAAAAATTATTTAAATCTTATGCCGAAAAGGAAGTTGCTCAAATAACAAGCACAAAAATAGGTATTGAAGATAAAACAGAAAAAAGCATTAACTCAATGGTTGAAAATATGAAAAAAAATAAACTAACACTTTCTAATCTTTTCTCTTCTTCTCTTGAAGAGCTTTCAAATAAAGTTGATGGATATATCAGCGAAGCTAAAAAAGAAAAAGAAGAAAAGTCTCAAAGTAAAGAAAAATTGAGAATGAACAGTCCTGAGATTGTTGCAGCTAACTCAAAAGGCAAATTGCTTTTTGATGATTTAAGTGAAATCGAAGAAGGAGAATACAAAGAATATTTTTCAGATAGAATGAAAAAGTTTGGAGCTAAAAAACCAGGCGAGCTTAAGCCTTCTGAGTGGGCTGAAATTAATCTTGGTTGGAAAACTCAAGAAGAAAAGAAACTTTCTGAAATAGCAACTGCAGGCTCTGCAGGTGTTGGTGCAATTGGTGGTGCTCCTGTTGATGGTACAGTTGGTACTGCAGGTAATTTTAAATATGCAGCTAATCCATTTGAAATGGGTACAGGGATAATGAAAAGAACTTTCGCTGATACAAATTATTCTAAAGGAAAGAAAAAAAGAGCTTCTATGAAAAGAGAGTCTACTTCTGAAGCAGGCGCTCCTTATAGTTATACTGTTGGATTAAATAAAGGCTCAGGATATGTTCCTAAAGGAATGGAACATAATTATGTTCAAGGACAACACGCTGCAAATATAAAAGAATCAATGGAAAACACAAACAAAAAAACAGACGACTCAAAACTTCTTAAAGAATCGTTAGTTAAGAGAAAATTTGCTCTTAATGAAGTAAATGAAAAAGAAGGAGTTAACAAAAAATATATTGTTACTGAAAAGAGATCTGCAGAAGAAGAAAAAGAAAGATGGAAAAGACTTTCAATGATGGAAACATCTGAAACTATACACAAAGCAGAAAATATTGTTGAATGTTCTTGTGGATGCAATGGAAGTTGCGGATGTTCAAATCAAGAAGAAGAATATGTAACAATGAGCCAAGGCCAAGAAGAAAATGAGCAAGAATTCATGCAAAGAAATCAAGATGCTGAATCTGGAGAGATGATCGATGGTAAAGAAGTTATTATTGTTGCTAAACCAAATTCATTATCAAACGCAATGTACAAGGTGTTTAAAAATGATTTCATGAACGAAAGCAAGGCTTATATCCTTGATATGACTTCAGGTAATTTAGTAAACAACCCTAATTTTAAGCCTGAAAAAGGTTTAACTGGGCCTAATTTTAAAGCCAAAAAGTAATTAATAACAATACTAAACAAAATCCGCCTCAAAAGGGCGGATTTTTTATTTTACTTTTATTTATAAATCCTATATATTTCCTATACAATAACACTATTATGAAAAGAATTAAAATAACAAACATATCAGGAGTAAAACTAGAATTCTTTATAAGATTTGAAGACTCTGACGATAAATTAATTTCTTTAGAGCCAGGCGCTTCTTGTTTTTCATTCGGAACAACATTCACAAAATCAATGAGAATCTTCGACAGAAAAGGTTTATTGAAAATCGACAAAGGAGAATATCCTATTACAGAAGATTTCTCAAATGCATTTATCACAGAAGTTTCAGAGGTAAATCCTTCAATAATTCCTAATGCAACACCTGATAATGATGAGGTTCTAGACAATTTACATACAACAAAAAGTATACAAATTGAAAGTACAGGTAGTTTAGAAGGAGATTTATTAAAATTTCACAACATCGGAAATGAAGAATATGAACAAATCAAGAAAGATGTTTTTGAACAGCTAACTGAAGAGGCTACTGTATCTACTGATTGGGCATTAAAAAACATATTAGGAATAGACCCTGAAAATATAGGATCAGAATTTGAAAGCATTCATCCAACTATGGCAGATGCAGCTCCAACTGACCCAACAGATGTTTTTAGTTCAGAGCATACAACTAAAAATAATCTCCTTGAAGAAGCTGAAAAGCAAGCTAAAGAATACACAGAAGAAGGTGGTAAGGAAAAAAAGAAATATAACTACAAGAAGAAGCCAGGCAGAAAGAAGAAGAGAGGGCCCAAAGTAGGGGCTAAAAAAAGGAAGCTAAAAGAAGAAAAGAAAAAAGAAGATAATAGCAACGAACAAGAATAATCATGATCAGTAGAGAATTTGTAATAGACAAAAAATTATTTTTAAAAAGAAAATTAACCATTCTTCAGCATAAGCTTAGGGTGGTTATGAAGTGTTATACAATAGTAAATTTTAAATTAGATGCAGAAAATAAGTTCACATTCCAAAAGTGTTATAGAGTGAACAAAATAAGAATTGACGATCCAACCATAAATTCAGGCAAATATTCTGCAGAAGAGATACCAACAACAGACAAGATATTGTTGAAAATTTTTGTTGATTAGTCAAATACCCAATGCTTTCTAATAGAGAACAATACATAAAAAAAATTTTCTTGCCAGACCAAAAAAGGGAAGGTGTAGATTATTTGTCTGAAAATGAGGTAGATAAAATTGTGCTCAAGATTTCTAAAATAGGCGAAAGTTTAGGTTACTTCGGCACAAATGTCAGTAAGGCTAAGGAGAAAAACGAAAAAAGGAAGCATAAATATGATGTTTGGATTGCTAAAGAATCAAAGAAAGATATTGGAATATTGAGTCGCATTGTTGATCTTAGATTGATTATTGATTGGGCCCACGAAACAAAGGCTAATTTGTTTAGTTATTCTTTTGAAGATGCTTTTTCTGAGCAAGCCAAGTGGCACATGGAAATGCTTGCAAAATACAGCATAGAGGACCTAAAAATACCTGAAATAGACAATTCTAGGGTTGTTTTCAGGTTTTCTGACCAAAAGCACTTCTTATATATTTTGAATGCTGAGGAGCTTAAATTTGAAGGTACTGTAATGGGGCATTGTGTTGGAGGAAGCAATTATAAACAAAAATTAAAAAACAGATTATCACTTATCTTATCGATAAGAGATCAAAAAAATCAACCACACGTAACGATTGAAATTGATATTTCATCTCGAATGGTTATTCAGCAATATGGAAAAGGAAATTCAGAGCCTGTAAAAAAATACAGAGATTTTATAAAGGAATTTTTCATGTTTTCAACTGATTACAACTCGCTAAATAACAAGGAAATCCTCAAATTTTTAAACCTACATTTTTTATCTAAAAAGTCAGAGTAAAAAAAAAGATTAGATATTTATAAAAAATA